ATACATGGATAAATATTACGATATGGCAAAACTTAGTCATTCAATAATTGGTGGATACGACTTTATCAATAATGAGATGTATGACTTTGAAATTGGACAAGAGTTTATTGAAGAGTTTAAAATTTTTTTAGAAACAAATGACTTTAATTTTAAATTGCTTAGAGTGTACGAAGCCTCTTTGTTTTTATCTATGCTCCCATTTCATATTGAAAATACTAAAAAAATATCATATTTTCTAAATCAATGTGATATAATATTAAAAGAAATAGGATTTTAATGTTAAATATTTTTTTAAAGAGGAAAAAATGAATGAGCATGTTGTTAAAAAAATTGATCTGACCCAGAATACTTTTGCTTATAAGGTTAAAGACCCAGTTTATGATTTATGGCTTCGTGGGCCTGAATTTAATGCCGCCCCTTTTATTCCTTATTTCGGTAAAGGAAATAATAGAATTAATGAAACTGTCATTCCCCTCTTTTTTGCCCCTCAGTACTTTCATAATTTCTTAGAAGTGTTTCCAAAGTTGATAAGATTAAAACAAGAGGGCGAAAATTTTAAAGTTTTATTAATAACAAATTATGTAATAGATAAAGATAAGGGTTTACCAGAAATGCTGATAGAGGGAAGCCCTATCAATATTTCTTCAGATAAATGCAATTATTTAAAAAAATTCTATAGCAATTTAGGAATAGAAATTATGTTTATTTCTTTTGATGATTTTAAAATGACATCATTTGATTACTCATATGTGTTTTATGAAAAGTCTTCTGATAAAAATAGCTACGGATTCTGGAAGATGTGGGATAAGAATCTTCAGATTAAATGTGAAAATTTGTTTAATTGTTGGTCTCAAGACTTATTTTTAGAAGGACATCCTACACAGTTTTATATTGATAATATTGAAATAATGAAATCATTTTTTCCAGAAAAAAAATCCAATTTAGATAAAAAAATATATGTATCTAGAAAAAATTTTTACATGAGAAAAATAAAAGAAGAGTTTAAACTAGAAGAATATATGGCTCAAAAAGGATATGAAATAGTTTATTTAGAAAATTATTCTGTAGAAGATCAGATTGAAATAATAAGAGAGTCTTCAGAAATAGTATGTTTAAGCGGCTCTTCTTTGGTTAATTGCATGTTGGCAAATCCTGGCACTAAGGTAATTGAAATGTCCTTTGATGACCCACCAGTAGTATATTTATACTCAGAAATGTTTAAAAGATATAAGATAGAACATACTTTTATTCATGTAGAGCCAAATGTTGAATCAATAATAGATTCGTTAAAAGTTAATGGGATATAGGGTATTGTAGTATTTAATTAAATATGCGATAATAGAGCCTTGCCTTCGTAGCTCAGAGGACAGAGCATTCGGTTTCTACCCGACTGGCCGCAGGTTCGATTCCTGCCGAAGGCACTGGCGGATACAAAATAATAAATGGTATAATAAATACAAGTAATGTTTAGGGGATATAATGGAAGCTTTAATTCAAGCACTAAGGACACTTCAGGCTAACGCTTTTATTTATTATACAAAAGCTCACGGGTATCATTGGAATATAGAAGGAATTTTATTTACTCAGTTTCATGAATTTTTTGCGGATATATATAATGATGCTTGGTCTTCTATAGATGGGTATGCAGAGTGGATTCGTATTTTTGGAGGAAAAGCAGCATTTGATACTCCTTCAATTTTAATGAATTCTAATGTTAGATACGATTTAGACATGAATGCGTCTAACCCAATTGATATGCTAAATTCATTAAATTCATCAAATGATCAAATAATTTCTGATTTAACTTTAGCTTTTGATATTGCAACATTAGAAAGACAGCAAGGCGTAGCAAACTTCTTTGCCGATAGAATTTCAATACATGAAAAATATAGATGGCAGATTACAGCATCATTAAAAACAATGAGCAACAATTAATTTAAAATAAAAGGAGAAACAAAATGGCAGCAGTACAAGGATCAGCAGCAAGACTAGTAGAAGTAGCGTTAGCAGAAGTTGGAACTATTGAAGGTCCAAAAGATAATGAAACAAAGTATGGTAAGTTTACAAAAGCTAACTTTCAACCATGGTGTGGTTCATTTGTTATGTGGTGTGCAGATCAAGCAGGCGTAAAGGTTCCTAATACAGTCTATACACCAGCAGGAGCACAAGCATTTATTAAAGCGGGAACATGGCAGATGGCAGAAACAGCTACACCAGAACCAGGCGATATTGCGTATTTTGATTTCCCATCAGACGGCGTTGATAGAATTTCTCACGTAGGAATTGTTGTTGCAGTAAATGCAGACGGAACCGTAGATGTTGTAGAAGGAAATACTTCTTCAGATAAAAAGGGCGATCAAAGAAATGGTGGAGAGTGTTGCCTTAAGAATCGTGCTTACAAGAAGAAGAACGGATCAAAGCTTCGCAGAAGTCAGATTGTAGGCATTGTAGGATTTGGAAGACCAGCATTTGGCAAGCCTGTAGCTAAGACAGCAGCAGCACCTGTAAAGAAGGCGGCTCCTGTAAAGAAGGCGGCTCCTGTAAAGAAAGCCGCAGTAAAGAAGAAGTAATGTACGAGTATTACGTACGAAAAGTAGAAGCCGTAGTTGATGGGGACACAATTGATGTCCTCATCGACCTTGGTTTTGATATATTGTTTGCTTCAAGAGTAAGACTTGCTGGAATAGATACTCCTGAATCAAGAACAAAAGATTTAGCAGAAAAAAAGCTGGGGCTAGAAGCAAAAGAATATCTTAAGTATAAATTAAAAGATGCAAAGTCTGTAAAGATTAAAACTGAAAAGATGGATTCTTCTGAAAAATATGGAAGAATACTAGGCTGGCTATTTGTTGATGATCAAACGGTATCAATAAATGAACAGATGATCGCAGATGGATATGCATGGGGATACCTAGGGGATACCAAAGTTAAAGATTTTCAGGCTTTAGCAAAGGCAAGAGCAAAGTCTGGTAAATAAATATCAGTTATGCTATAATTATTTTACATCCGCCTTATGGGGATGCTAAACTAACTCGCTTAAAAGGAGCAAAAATGGTAAACGCACTGACCCTGGATCTTTTTAGAGATCCTTTTTTTATTGGCTTTAATCGTGAAATGGAAAGAATGGCACATGTCCATCAGGCTGCAACACGTCAGACATATCCACCATATGATGTATTAAAGCTAGACGAAGATACATATCAGGTATCAATTGCAATAGCAGGATTCACAAAGAATGATATTAATGTTTCAGTAGATAATGGAACACTTATTGTTAAGGGTGAAATCACAGAGGTTACAGACGGTGAATATCTACATAAAGGTATTGCTGCACGTAAGTTCACTAGAACATTTGGGCTAGGTGAATATATGGAAGTAACTGGAGCTTCAATCGAAGATGGAATGTTAAATATCAATGTAGATAGAATTATTCCAGAAGAAAAGAAGCCAAAGGTCATTAAGATCAAATAGTCTTTGGTTCGCTACCGAAGGAGACCTGAGCAAGTCATAAAAAGGCTCATTTAACTTAAAGGATAAGTAATGCCAGTATACGAATACAAGTGCTCATATGACGATGCACACCCAACAATGTCAGTACATAGATCTATTGTTGATAATGATCCAGGCTACACATGTGTTGAATGTGAGTCAGAAATGACTAGACACTTTACTCCATTTGGTATACAGTTTAAAGGTAATGGCTTTTACAAAACGGATAACCCTAAGTAATTAAATAGTCAATCATGATATAATTCTTATGTAATACAAAATTTGTATTCCTAGGAGAAACCCTAATTGACTAGAAAGTTAAGAATATTTACAGCCTTTCTGCTATCAGCAGGTTGGCTTTTTGCTGTTCCAACCGAAGCCCACGCAGCAGAAGGTTTAACCGCTCAGGTACATAATGTACTCGGTCAGAATGGTTCACCTTATATACCACAAGGAGATACCGCAACAGTAATAACAAATGTACCCAACATTAACTTTCAATGGGGTAGTGGTAGTGTTCTTGGAGGACCTTCAGAAGATGTTATTGTAAGATTTACTGGATCTATTCTCAGTAACACGACGCAAGACATATCATTTTTAGCAGCAGCAGATGACGGAACTAAACTTTACCTTGATGGCATTTTAATAACAAATGACTGGCGAGATAAAGGTGGTGGAGGAACAACAAGCGCACCAGTATCATTTACGGCAGGGGTTCCAAAGACCATAGAATTAATGTACTATGAGAATGGTGGTGGTGCTTGGGTTCAACTACTATGGAATCAATCTGGATCAATGCAGGTTATCCCAGCAGAAGCCTTTACTTCACAAGCAGCACCAGTAGTTAAAACAATAGGGCCACCAAGAAATTTGACGGTAGTAGATGGTGCAACAACAACAGTTTTAGATTGGGATGCTCCAGATACTGGTAATACTCAACCAGAAAGATATGCAATAAGTTTTAATTGTTCTGGGTGTAACGGATGGGGAATTGCAACTGGAAATGTTGGTGGACCTAATTCTTTAAATACAACAATAACAATTGACCACTCCCTACTTGAAAGCTTAAGGCCAAGCGGAACTGTTTGGTCATTTCATATTAGATCAGATAATGATACATTAGCCCTATACTCTGTAAGCTCAAATGTTGTTACACTTAAAATTGGAAAGACTGCAGAAGAAATTGCTGCAGAACAGGCAGCAGCTGAAGCGGCTATAGCAGCCGCAACTGCAGAGGTAGCACGACTAGCTGAGGTGGCAAGATTAGCAGAAGTAGCAAGACTAGCAGAAGTAGAAAGACTTGCTGAAGTAGCAAGACTAGCAGAAGTTGCCAGAATAGCAGAAGTAGCAAGATTGGCTGAAGTAGCAAGACTTCAAGCAGAAGCTGCAGCATTGTTGGCTGCACAGCAAGAAGCAGCAAGAATAGCAGCAATTACTGCAGAAGCAGCAAGATTGGTAGAAGTTGCTAGACTTGCAGAGGTTGCTAGATTAGCAGAGGTAGAAAGACTTGCAGAGATTGCTAGGTTAGCAGAAGCAGCAAGATTGGTAGAAGTAGCAAAACTAGCAGAGGTAGCAAGATTAGCCGAAGCTGCCAGACTAGCAGAAGTAGAAAGGCTTGAGGCTGAAAGAATAGCAGCAGGGATTGAGGCTGCTCGCATTGCAGCAGAGGCTGAAGCAGCAAGAATAGCAGAAGAGGTTGAGGCTGCTCGCATTGCAGCAGAACAAGCAGCTCAAGCAGAGGCAGAGAGAATTGCAGCGGAAGAAGCAGCAGCAGAAGAAGAAAGAGTTAAAGCGGAAGCAGAAGCAAAAGCCGAAGCTGATCGCATAGAGGCAGAAATTGAAGCAGCAAGAATTCAAGCAGAGATAGAGGCTAAGGAAGAAGCAGAGCGTATTGCAGCAGAGGTTGCAGAAGCTGAGGCAAAGGCAGAAGCTGACCGTATAGCGAAAGAAGAAGCGGCTGCAAAAGCAGAAGAAGAAAGACTTGCAGCAGAATTAGCAGAGTCAGAACGTCTTGCAGAGCTTGAACGCCAAAGAATTGAAGAAGAAGAAGAAAGAATTACTGCTGAGAAAGCAGAAGCGGAAACAAAGGCTAAGGCAGTAGAAGAAGCCAAACAAAAGGCAGCAGCCAAAGCTAAAGAAGAGGCACGTATAGAAGCAGAAAGAATTGCTGCCGAAAAAGCTAAGAATGAAACAACTAAAGAAGAAGTTAAGGAAGCAGTAGCAGCAGTAATTACTGGTAGTACTATTACTCAGGCACAAGCTAACGAAGTTGTTAATACTTTAATGGCTGATGGAAATGTTAGTAA